GCCGGTCGCGGTGGTGGTTCAACTCCTGGCCGTGGTCAGTCCCGCTCCTAATGAAAGTCAATACAAATCTTACCTCTGACGAGCTTAGGCGCGTCAGTAAGGGCCTCAATAAGTTGGCTGCTCAGCAGCAAGAGGACGGTAGGTTTGTTCCCAACAATCCAGCGGAGAGCGAGTTGCTAGCACAAGCTAGCGATGCCCTGGATGAGATGCTCGATTGTTTGAAGTTAGAGATATCAGATTTGTTTAAAGGGGAGTGAAAGGCCGTATGTGAGACCGTTCCTCCTTTTTATAGTTCTTGTTCTTTGCAGCTGTAAATACAACCCAACCCCAGTTATTCCTGGCAACCAGGTTAACCATGCTTCGAACTCAACTGTGGCTCTTGTGGCCCCCGAAAGCTTCTTCGACAAAGAAGGAGACCAATGGGCTTTCTGCACTGGTTCTTTTATCAGTCAGTACGAGGTTCTAACCGCCAATCACTGCGTAACTGATATTGGGGATAAGATCAACATAGCCACCTATCAGGATTACTTACAAACTGGCGGCACCTTTGAGGATAGAAAGTGGACAACGTTCCAGGTAATCAAGATGTTCAAGGACGCAGATTTAGCGCTCCTTAGAATAGTCAAAGAAGAGAAAGCCAGACTACCAGCCCATACTGTTTTTACTCTAGGAGACCGTGCCCCTTATGTTGGAGAACAGGTATACATCGTAGGACACCCTAACAACGCCCTCTGGACCTATACGGTTGATATTGTGTCAAATGCCATGAGAATGGTCGGTTTCTTCGGAGGAGAGCCAAGGAAGTTCTTTCAGCACCAGACCCCAGTATTTGAGGGAAACTCGGGTGGACCAGTAATATCTATGTACGGAAAGTTAGTGGGAGTTGTCTCCCTGTATACCCCCGGCGTAGCCCAGTTAAACGTATCAGTCCATTTGGACGAGATTAGAGAGTTCTTAGGAAGAAAGTAATATGCCATCATATAAAGATTCGCCAAAGCCAATGCGTAATAGTGACCCTAACCCCCTTTTCAAAGAGGCTGATGATGGTTATGTTGTTAAGGCATTGAGCCCAATGGAACGTGAGCGTAGAGCTGATGGCTCGCTGCACACTAACAATCGTGGAAGCGCTATTAAGCCACGAGGCCTCGATGACAGCTTGTACCTTGGAGACGAAAAGATCGACAAGTCTACCAAGTCAGTGTCTGCTCAGATGGAAGAGGATGTAGATCCCGACGAAGTGATCAAAGCATTTATGAAGAAAGATGATGAGGATCAAGAGAAGAGTTTCGATGCAGGAATGAAGACGGGGCAAAATGCAGTAAGTACCGCCGTAAGCGTAATTCCTAGTGCGGCTAAGAAACCCTCTAACTAAACTATACAATGGACAATCGGTTAGCGTCATTGCGCAGGTTACTGCGTATTCATATGAACTGGCTGACCGTAAAGTTACTTGGTAAAGAGTTAGTCTCAAAAGAGGAGCTAGCTGAACTGAAGAACTACGGTAAGCTACCCTCAGGGGATGAGGTAGGTCTTGTAGAAAGGTCCTTCATTCTTGGGCGCGTTAGTGCGCTCTCCAACAAGTCCGAGTATAAGGACTTGACGCTAAAGAAGCTATCGAAGTTCCAGAAGAGAAAGTTCTCCTCTGTTGAGAAACTAGCGATTAGAGAAGCTAAGCTCCACACTGCACACCGTCTCAATGCCCTTGCAGACTCGGCAGCAGCTGGGGCTTCTGCGCGTCTTCACCAAGTCACCCAGGATCTCCTTTCAGACGCTACTGTCAAGGAGATCGTTGAGGATGAGCTTGCCCTGGCCCTGGCTGAGAAGAAGACTCGCCAACAGCTGGCTTCCTCCATTGGCAACAAGCTTGGAACCAACCTGACTAGCGGCTTCAAGAAGCTCATGGTCACGGAGATGCACCGCGCAAAGACCCGTGGCATAGCTATGGCTATCGCCAACAAGGTAGACATTTACGCCTCCTCCGGTGGACCAGAGTCCTCAGTCAGCGTTGTGCCCAACAGAGACGCCTGCAAAGACTGCCACAATCTATACCTGACGGACACAGGGAATCCTCGCATATTCAAGCTGAAGGACCTAGTGGCTCAGGGAGCCAACTCCGACGAAGGGGTTAGCCACTCGCGCACCCGAGGCTACCACATGGGCTGGAAGCCCGTCATGCCTCCTGCACACCCTAACTGCTTCTGTGAGCTAGTATACGTTCCCCCAGGTATGAGCTGGGAAGACGGCAGGCTTGCGGTTACAGACGAGTTTAGGTATAAGGACCACATCAGCAAGGCCGTTGACCAGAGCCAACTGAGCGCTAAGACCAAGCCTCCCGGTCCTGAGAAGACCCAAGGACCAGACATTCCCAAGCCCGCGAGTATTCCCGGCATTGCCGCCCCAGGCAACGTTGCTGGTCCTGGTAGGCCCGAGGGCTCTGGCGCAGGCGCTCAGGCAGCACCAGAAGCTCCATCACTCGCCCCACCACCGGGGATGGAGGCATGTCCTTTCGGTGGAGGCAAAGCTTGTGAAGAAAACCGTGGAAACGGCCACAAGATGCACAAGAAAGATGGCACTATTATAAAGAAGCATAATGCCATTATTGCGAAGAAAACCGGACAAGATCCAGAGGAGATCCAGGCTTCTAAGAGTGGTGAAGAAGTTGCCCGGCAGATTATGGACATAGGGGACTACAAACAGGGTGCCCATAGCAAAGAAGTACAAGAAGAAGATCTCACAGTCGGTATTGTTGCCCATCGGGCGAATATTAAAGACGTTGTGGATGACCCAAGCGAAGCAGGCATTTCCTCTGACCAAGCTATAGTTGAGAAGTTAGATATCGTTGAAAACGGTTCCGGTCTGTGGAAGGGTCTAATACCTTTCTGGCCCCACACCGCTGGGAATGAGGTAGGTGGAAGTGTCGTCCATGAGACTTTTGGTTCTCCTAATGACCTTGGAGGCAACGGAAGGTGTGCTCATACTACATACAGAATAGAACATAGCCAAAAAGGTAGCATTCAGGGTTGGATTACTGGAGCCCGTAGCGGCCTATCTTTGTACAAGAAGGCTAGAAAAGAGGGCAAGGTCTCCGCCCATCTCACGCCTGCGGGCCTGATCAAGTTCGTATTAGGGCGAGCAAAGAACAAGGATAAGGTCAGAGCTGAGCTAGATGAGGCTATTTGCTCTGATGTCATCATGAACAATAACGACCGGCATGGTGGTAATATGATGTTTAATGATGATTCAGCATATGCCATTGACCACGGGTTTAGTTTTGGTATAGGCATGAACGGGTATAGAAACCATTACCATGAGGGAATGGAGCAGGGCAACTTTAAAGTTCGGGTACCCGATGCAATGCGTGAGAAGATCAACAATACCTCTTTTGACCAACTTCATGGTAGCCTTTCAGAACACACCACCACCTGGCGAGCCGCCCAGACCTATCTTAGGTCTCATTACTTACTACATGTGGAGGATGTGTACGGCCATATTCCTTACGAGGAGATCGGCGGGGGAGAGAGCCACGGTAAAGATAACTTCGATGCTATAGCTGCTGTCCGGTATGACAACCCGAGGTCCTTCGACACAAAGGGCAACGCAGCATTTGAAGCTTTCGCCTTCGCCTGGATTGATGACAGAGTTGCAGATCCGTCCCACCCAGAGCATGAAACTGCTAAACGATTCCAAGAGGAAGGCATTTTCATGAGCACTATTATAGACAGAACGGGTAGGTCAGAGGGATCTATCCAAAGACAAATGGGGCAGCACCTTAGATACGAGAAGTTTGCGCGTTCTCATAGCTATCTAATGACTCCAGAAGCTGGCAAAGATGCTAAGGCTCTGCAAGCAAAAATCGAGCTACGTCAGCAGCCCATCCTCAACGTGATGATGGATAAGACAGATAAGATAGCGAAGGAGATCAAACCATTAGAGAAGGAAATGCGCAAGCTTGCGGACATCATCCCGAAAACCACTGCGGCTAGGCAAGACAGAAACGCCAAGTGGGAGGCCCTGAACAAGAAGGTAGAAGATAAGAAACTTAACATTCAGGTTATACAAGATACCGCCGGTAGGAAACTCCTGACGGATAAAATGCTGGCGGTTTCTGAGTTTGTTCCCCCAGGAAAGGAAGAGCTTTACAAGCAGCTAGATAGTAAGATAGCTGACATCGAGTCAGGCAAGAAGCTTAAGCTGGACATTAGTCTCAACACCGGCATGGGCTCTGCTACCACCGCCCCGCTAACCCCCCAAGACCAGGCTAAGATGGAGGCGGGAGCACGGGCGATGGTGGAGGATGGTAAACAACTTAAGGCAGCTAAGGCAGCTAAGCCCAACGCGGCTGCACAAGCTATGGCAGCCGGTCAACAGTCTGGTTCCGCAGATGTTGATATTCCTATACAGGGTCAACCTAAAAAGCGAGACCAGGCTAAGGAAGTGTCGAAAGACACTCAGATGGGGGTCCCCCGAGACCTGGCCGCCGCTGTTCGTCGTCTCAAAGCGCAAGATCCTATCAACCTTCAGACCCAAGATTCTAAGGATAAGACCAACGATGGTCCCGTTCGTGTGTTTGGTCAGGGGGCTCGTCAGTCTCCAGCCGCTCTTATCGAATCCAGTAAGCAGGTGCGCGCCCAAGAGGTAGCCCTGTCTCATCACGGAAAGATGTTGAAGGACGCTAAGAGGGATCTAAAGAGGATGAAGAGAGGCGTTCCTGCAGAGAGAAAAGCTAAGTTGCAGGGCAAGGTAAAAGCTCTGGATGCACAGTATAAGCAGATGCAGGATAAGTTCGACAAGCTGCAAGGGGGTAAATAATGGCTAAAGACAAAAAAGAACCTAGAATAGGTCACGAAATTGAGTTCTTGGATCACGGCGACACGTCTGAAATTATGGGCTCTGCCTGGTGGAACTACGATAAAGAGAAGATAGAAGCTGACGATGAGACCATGTTGAGTTTCCTCAAAATGACTAAGATGGTCGTACAGCAGGGTGGAGAAGACGTGGTTTTGAGCTTCGAAGACGGAGAGGCCTTTTTAGATGAACTACCTAACTACCTACGAAGCTACCTAGCTGCTAGAAAGAAGAGGTAATATGTTGCGTAAATGTTTACACGGTGGAGGAGATAACTGCTCTCGACAGGGCGGAGATGGCTCCCTCCAGCATAAGGCAGAGTACGTACACCCGTACCCTACTATTGAGGAAGCTGGTCATCCCGTAGGAGACTTCATTCAGAAGGCTCACAACACGGAAGAGACTTATTCTATCGCTGACTTCACTATTGGCTTTGATGAGGATAACACTTCTGCTATTATGTCCTTAGAGATCTCTAAGGGAATTGACGTAGAAGGTCTGTTGAAGTCTCTTTACGAGTTCGATTTCGATACGGAAGATGGCGCTCAGAAGCTCATTGAGCTTGTGCCAGTTCTTGATCCAGAGATTTTGGTGAAGATTGTTGAGAAGCTTTGGCCGGGTTATGCGGTTGAAGACGCTGACCCAGAACTGCTAAGAGCAGAGGTAAAGGGGTACCTCCTAGATTACTTAGGAGAAGAAGATGCAACCATTTGAGATTACACTAATCTGCGCCGCCTCAGGAGCTATAGTAGCCTGGCTATGGTCGCTTCACAAAGTGAAAATGATGGAGCATAGCTTAGATACGGCAACTTGTAGGATCAAGAAACGAACAGAAGCACTACACAACTTAGAGAAACTTATTGAGAACAGTATTTTGGTTTTCTCTCAGCTTGAAGCATTTGCAGAGAAGACATTAGATGGTTTGGCAATAATCAAGAATGTGGACAAGAAAGATTCCCATTTTGTATACGCCAACCCCGCTATGAGCGAGACGTTGGGTTACACGCAGGACGAGCTTATTAGTCGTCCTTGGAGAGAGTTTTTAGTTGAAGATAAAAACAACGTATTCTACGAAGAAGTTACAAAGGCATTAGCCACAGGCAAGGCAGTGCGAAGAGTTCTTGGTGAGTATAAGTGTAAGGATGGAAGCAAGAAGCTTCTTTCCGTATCCTCCTGCCCTGCAGATGAGGACGGCTTTATCTACGCTGTATTTAGAGAGATTTCTTAATGGATAGACGAGACACAAAGTCCCAACTTCAAGGGGGCAACGGATGGCAGGAGTACCAGCGTTTAGTTCTTCACGAGCTAAAGCAGCACACAGATTCGCTCGAAGCGGTTAGCAAGCGCATGACTGCTATGGAAATCCAGGTCGGAATGCTCAAAGTCAAGTCTGGCTTGTGGGGGCTCGCAGGAGGCTTTATTCCTGTGGCAGCGGCTGTAGCAATGAAGTTACTTGGGGAATAAAGGTGAATGATGGACTCTTCGGGACAGAATAAAGGACACGCACATAGATGGACTCTTAGAACGGGTCCACAGGTGGTGTCGTCCGTTGCGGATGGCGCAGGACACCAGCATGAGGTTCGTGGGATCCTTTCCGGTCTTCCTATCAAGACGGGCGACGACCACATTCACGAGTTGGTGGAGAACCATGTAATGGTGGAATCCGGCCCCTCTATCAACAACAGTGAGGCTAAGAAGGATATGGATAACTACGGAACTGGTCTAGGCACCGCTGCTGACCTCGCTAAGGGCATCATGCCCGACCTTGTAGACCCCGCCCACTCTTACATATTCAAGACTGGTGAGTTCGGTCTATTTGACTACTGGTACATCGACAAGGCCAATAACTACTGGAAGTACTCCAACGCCCCCGAAGGCGAACCAGACTACGACCCAAACTTGGGCTCGCCCACGATGGCTAAGGACCAGCCAAGGCCTACTGATAACCCTCAGTTCTTCACGTTCGAAGGCAAGAAGCGCAGCCAGGCAGTTCCTCCAGACATCCTAGCAGAGCGCAACGAGGCGTACAGTCCTATTGACCCCAAGAACATTTGGTTCGAGATGTACGACCGCGAGGGAGAGGTTAGATACGTCTATCTTGATTCCGATGTCCGCGAGAACGTTGACCTGTGGGTTCAGTACCAGCTCCGCATTACGGACGCAAATATCCCTAATCTCCGTACCTTTGCTCTTGATAAGTTCGCTAGCGAGCAACCCAGAGACAAGGTAGTCGGCGCAATCATAATGCTCATGGACCAAGGTCTTTACGAACTGGAAGAGCTTCTAAACGCTGCCGTTTCTGACCTTGAGGTCATCGACAATACAGTGAAGCTGTTAGGACGCAAGTTCATCTGTGACCCAGATTTCCTGGACTTCCTAACTAGCCTAGGGGGCCTAAGAGAGTCCTCCTCCCCTCTGTTCGTTGTCTCATCTGTCCAGGGAGAAGGCAAGCTTGGAACCAAGCACCTTGCTTCCATTTTCAAGTTCCTAAAGGTTTCCCCAGCCTACCTGCTGTCCTGGCACGCGAGCCACATTTACTCCCGTGCAGTCAACCGTAGGGCGTTTGAGGATACTCCTGAAGAAGAGGTAGATGGTCTTGCGCTCAGCGAGGTAAAGAGAGCCTTCGGCACCTTGAAAGATATGCAGTACCTTATCGACTCCAAGCTCAGGTCAGTTCTTATGGAAGCCTACAAAGGCCCCGTCACTAAGAGTATTGTCCCACGAGTGGACTCTGACGAGTTTAGCACTCTTACCGTGTTCTCCGACCTGCAGGGTCGTAGAGCAGAAGAGATTGAGTTCTCCACCTGGCTACACGCTCAGCCCATGCACGATATCTCCCCAGAGGAGCAGGCGTTGGTTGAGGAGGCTGTGGCATCCGATCTTGCAGATCAGGAATCGGTTGAAGGAGAAGAAACAACTGACGCTGACGGCAATCCAATACAGTCCGATGCAGCAGACCAAGAAGCTGGTGCGGTGGATACCGACTTCGGCAAGGAGGAACAGTAATGGAACTCGAACTGTTTGACAGCTGGGAGCCTATTGCTAAGGCAAGAAAGCCTATCGGCCTAGAGAACTGGAAGCGTCTTTCCCACATGGCAGAGCAGCTAAAGGGAAAGAAGGCATCCGACCTTACTTTCACCTCCTGCTACCCAGGCCACGAAGGCAAGAAGAAGACTCTAGGTTCTATAGAAGGCAACCTCCACTTCCTTATGGGATACGGCAACCCCGCATTCCACATGGCCCCATACCACTGGATGGTCATAGACCCTAACCTCAACGAGGAGGATGCTATCATTCTCCACAGGGCTAATGGACACCCGTCTCGCCCAGGGCTGTGGGAACGCAGTGAGCTTGAGATGGACGACGAGGGCGACCAGATTGAGGGAGCACCTCATCCTGCAGTAGCCGACGTTAGAGAGATGGTGAAGGTAGCTAGAGCTAAGAAGGCCGAAAGCATCACTGTCTCCTCTGGAACAGGCTCCTACACCGCTATCCCTTCCGAGGGCTTGGTGTATGGACACCACAACGACCAGACATACGCTTGGGCCATGCTGCAAGACTCTTTCTTCGCTGCAGCCAACCCAGAGCTAGCCTACAAGATGAACGAGGTAGACGAGGCGCGTGAAGAGATGGAAGAAGCCATTTCCGCTAAAGCCGAGATCCCTGAGCTTGTGAAGCACCTTGCTTTCCGCTTTAGCGAGCAGGACTTTGTTGCTGAGGTCTATCCTCTAGCCAAGTCCCACTTCCCACGTCCTAGCTCCATCGTGCCTATCATGGTAGAGACCGGACAAGACATCTACGGTGTAGTAACCGACTCTTCCATAGACTTCTTCGATAGAGAAGGCTGCCCGGTGAACGTGAGGGTATATGACCTCCCATTCACCAGCTTCGACCTGACCAAGGGCGGAGGCATCTTCTCCAGTGTCATTCACAGCTTTGGTGAGAAGTACTTTGGAATCTCACCTGACTTGGCTGAGTTCGTGACCCAGGAGACTCCTGTGAGCACAGCTCCGGTACTGGAGTCTATCCCCACAGCGGGCCTGGAGGGTATGAGCGACAGCTTCACAGAGAGCGTGCTGGTTAACAAGAACGTGACGATTGATGAGGACGGAACCTTTAGGCTGGTAGTTGAATGAACGAGACTGTATTCCTAGCATGTTCGAATTGCCATGAGATGGTCATCAAGAGCGTCAATGGCGAAATCAAGATGCGGACCAAGATAGTACTCCTTTCCGAAGAGAAGGGAGCCCGCGCAGTTTGTAAGGGCTGTGGAGAGGAGATCCCTATTCCAGTGAAGCTTGATGTAGATATAGTCAAGGCCCTGGCCAAAGAGAAGTCTCCCCCACTCTATCTGCGCAGTTTTAAGGGTGAAGGCCGCTCTAAATAACATCTCCTATAAAAAGTCATAAGTAATGCACTTTTCTCTTGACGGTAGGATGTGATGGAGTATAATTAGAAGGAAGCTTGAAGGTCTCCGCCTAGGGGGCTTCTTAATTGATGTCCTCCGATATAGGGAGCAGCCTGGTTCTAGAAGTAGTACCAGGTGCTCCCTTTTTTATTCACCTAAGGTAATACTCAATATGCAAAATGGTTGGACAGACGAAGATACATTCACGTTCTTCGTACCCGCTACTGCACTTGAAGTAAAGAAATCCGGAAAAGGCAAAGACACTAAGCGCTGGATTCAGGGAATCGCTTCCACTGACTCCCGCGATCTACAGGGAGAGATTGTCAAGCAGCACGGAATCGATTTCTCGTACTTCATGAAGCATGGGTACTTTAACGATGATCATAAGCCCGGTCCAGAAAACAAGGTCGGGCAACCAACTGAGTGCAAAATCACCAAGAACGGTATGTGGGTTAAGGGTTTCCTTTTCAACAACCACAAGAAGGCCGATGAGTACTGGGAGCTAATGCATGCTCTTAGCGCTTCAGGAGCTAGCCGCAAGGTAGGATTTTCCATTCAGGGTAAAGTAAAGAGACGAGCTGGTAAAGAGATAGCGGAGTGTTGGATTCAAGACATCGCACTTACACCAGCTCCCGTAAATACGACTACGTGGGCAGAGGTTGCAAAATCCCTGTCTGCAGCAAAGTGGGATTTCTCCAAGTCTGAGGTTGCTGATGAGGCAGAAGAAGACGAAGATAAGGCCCTAACCGCAGGCGGTGGATCACCGCTTGTTCCCGAGAGTCTTGATGGTGGCGTCAAAAAGGATCGCACTTGCAAGGCATTAACATACGATGAAACTGTGGAACATCTCCAGAAGTCCGATGGACTGACCGAGGAAGCTGCAGTGGCTGTCGCAAACGTAGTGTTTGAGCTTTTTTAAGGAGCAATCAAATGAGTGAAAAAACTGTAGCAGAAGAGAGTGTCTCCAAGGCACTTGAAACGCTTCAGGACCTCGCTAAGGGCCACAATTCTCGCGGTACCGCAACGACTAATGTAGAGTCGATGCGTGATGCCGGTGCAGGTGCGGGTTCCGATTCGGGTTCGACTCAGGTATTCCACACTGGCGCTAACTCTGACCCAGGAACCTGGGCCGGAACTGGTCAGCGTAAGTCACCTGAGGATGGAGCAACAGACGGTGTTTCTGAGGACGGAACAGATTATTCTGGTTCCGCAGAGATGGTAAAGTCTGTAATGGAGAAGGCCGCATCTGGTCAGTCTCTTAATGACATCGACAAGGCTATCCTAGCCGCTGCCCTTTCTAAGGGTGGTATGTTTACGAACTTCTCCGGTACCGGTAAGAAGTCCAAGGACGCTGACGATGATGACAAGAACGAAAAGGTCGAAAAGGCCTGTGATGACAAGGACGACGACGACAAGGATGACAAAAAGAATCCTTTCGCTAAGTCCCTCGAAGATGCAGCTTCCGATAACGAAGATGTAGCTAAGGGCCTTGAAGTCTCCTCGTTCCTTTCTGGCTGGGCTGGCGTTCAGAGTGAAGCACTTTCGGGTGTTGAGTCTCGTATCGCTAAGTCGATTCAGGGAGCACACACAGAGCAGCGTAGTTACAATGCAGAGCTTGCGAAGTCAATCGTAGGTCTTGCAGAGGTTCTTACCTTGCAGTCTCAGCGCATCGAGCAGCTTGAGAGTACGCCAGCGCGTGCCCCTAAGTCCGCAACGGCAGTTGAGAAGAGCTTTGGTTCAGGCGGCGACTCACCTCAGGGTGAAGAGCAGCTTTCGAAGAGCCAAGTTCTTGACACGATGACTCGAATGGTTGAGTCGGGTGAATTGAGCGCAACTGAGGTTGTAAAATTTGAATCCACCAATACTCTGTCCCCAGAGATGGATTCTTCCGTTCGTGCGTACCGTCTAGGTCGCTAAAGAAATATAAGGAGCGATTAAAATGACTGTAGGTCTTAAATCCTTTCAGAACTCGACATCAGGTATGTCCGGATTCGGTGCTGGCACCGACGCTGACATTGCTGAGTTGAGTAAAGCTCTTGAGGCCGGTTATCAGACCGGTGCAGGTAAGACTGGTGGTTCCGCACTTCGTGTAGAGTCTCTAGAAGCAAGCCTCAAGGTACTAACGTACACTTCTTCCCACATTAAGTTTTGGAAGAAGATCCCCAAGAGCCCTGCGTACTCAACTGTTGAAGAGTACAACCAACTAATTAACTATGGTGGAAGCCAGAATCCTTTCGTACAGGAAGGTGAACTCCCACAGGCAACCGACACGTCGTATGCACGTCGCGTCCAGCTTGTGAAGTTCCTTGGTACCACCCGCGAGGTCACGCATCAGGCATCCCTCGTCCATCCGGCTCATGGCGACTTGATCGCTCTTGAGAACCAGTCGGGCATCCTTTGGTTGCTTGAGCGTGTTGAACAGAATCTGTTCTCCGGTGACTCCTCTCTCTCCTTTGACGGAGAAGCAGAGCAGTGGGACGGTCTTGACGCGTTGATTGATGCTTCCGCCGTTCTCGACCTGGAGGGTAACTCCATCCAGGAAGCAGACATGGAAGAGGCAGCAAACGAGATTGTCGAGAACTACGGTTTCCCAACCGATATGTTCCTCGGTACTCGCACCATGTCCGACCTTGTGAAGACATTCTACCCTCGTGAGCGTATTTCCCTACCTGCACCACAAAATGGTCAGATTGGTAATACCATCCAGACGATCAGCACCCAGGCTGGCGTACTTGAGTTCAATCCAGACGTATTCATTCGTCAGAACGCAACGCCTCCTTCCGCTGCAACGTCTCCTAACGCACCAGCTGCACCGCAGCAAATTGCTGACCCTACCCTTACTGGTACGGATGGCGATCACAACAAGGGTGCTCCAACTGGTGAAACTGCGTTTAACTACGTCGCAACGGCTAATAACCGTTTCGGTGAGTCCGCTCCTTCTCCTGTCCAGGCTGCTCCTGTGGATGTTACACAGGCAGAAAAGGACGCTGGAGATCACGTTGTGGTAACTGTAAAGAACGCAGCATCTATCGGTGCGTTCCCAACTGAATACATTCGTATTTACCGTTCGTCCGCAATCTTGGAACTAACCGTTGTTCCTGCTGACCTTTCGAGCTACTCGCTCGTTGCTCAGGTTCCTGCGGCTCTACAAGGTGCTGCTGCCGATACAGTTTGGAATGATGTAAACCTTACCCTACCGTTCACTTCTGTGGCGTACTTGGGCGAGCTTACACCATCCGTTGTAACTTTCCGTCAGCTCATGCCTATGATGAAGATGGACCTTGCAGTTCTCTCCCCAGCTTACCGTTGGATGATTCTTCTGTACGGTACGCCTATCCTCTTCGCTCCGAAGAAGTGGATTCGCATGATCAACATCGGTCGCCTCGAAGTTCGATAAAGGATAGGTAGGGGCTAAGCTAGTCTTAGTCCCTACTGTCTTGTTCTCATGGCAAAATGTCGTTGGTGTGAAAAAGAACTGCCCTCAGATAATGAGGCAGTGAACTCTTGCGGCTCTTGCCTGTTCCGCTCCCTAGATGAGGTTGTTGAAACTTCAGAGGATGGGGATACGAACCCAGAAGGTGTCAAAATCAACTTTGATCTTTCTGGCCTTGGTAAGGAGAAATCCAGAACCAAGGGTAAGGAAGCGGGAACACTTAAACGTGACCTGTTTTTAAACTCCATGAAACCAAGTCCCCAATCGAATCAGGAGATACTGATGAAGAGAGTGAAAGTACAGAGTAATAGCATTCGCGGCAAAGTACTTGTCGTGGGTGATTCATTAGTCCTTAACTTTGATGAAAAGGGCGAAGCTGAATGTTTTGCAAGCGACGTTCCTGTAATTACCGCCTACTGCCGTGTGCGTCCTAATAGGATCCGCATTGTAGAGGAGCCAAAAGCCGCTGCCCCAGCCCCTGCCCTTAAGAAGGTGGAGAAGAAGG